ATGAGTGTATTAAGCGACACAAAAAAAACCGCTATATGCGATTGGCATCGTGCGGATATTTTGGCTGCGTTGCGTAAAAACGGGTGGTCTTTACGTTCTTTGGCTAAAGCTGGGAACGTGAGTTACAACACATTAAAGACCGCACTTGATAAACCCTATCCGAAAATGGAAAGACTTATCGCTAATGCGGTCGGTGTTGCCCCTGAAGAAATTTGGGCTGCACGTTCTCAGGAACGAATTGAACGTAACCGAAAACCTGTTTTAACAAATAAGTTTTAATCTTAAAGGAATTTAAACGTAAAAGAAACAAAAAGGATTATTTATGAACGAAATTTCTTTAAAAACACATTATCCGATAGCGGAATTATTAAAACTTAAGCTTTTAAACATGCCTACTGCACATAAAAATGCACTCGCATTGTTTGAACGTGAAAATGTGGAATGGCGTAAACGTGAAGGAAAAGGTGGGGGCAAAGAATATGCTCTTTCATCAATGCCACAAGCCTTACAAGATGAAATTCGTAACAAATTTGCAGTTTCTATTGTGAAAGCTAAACCCAAATCTCTTCCCGCCGATCTCCGCCAGGTGGAATTAAAAACTTTAACGGAAAAACAACGTGAAGTGGCAGGGGCAAGAATGGCGTTAGTTGCTCAAGTGGCACAGCTTGAACAAGCCCAACCTCGTTACAAGGCGATTAAGTTTTTTTGTGAACAAATCAAACATGGTGGCATTTCTTCTGATTTGATGAGATTGGTTGAAACCGCCAATAACAAGAAAGGAAAAAATCGCACTTTATCTGACCGCACTTTGAATCAATGGGTGTTGGATTATGAAAAGGCGGATACCCCTGAAGAACGATTAAAAGCCCTCGCACCAATGCAACGGGTGGCGAAAAAGGCTGAAGAAATTGTGTGGTTGCCTGACTTTTTGGCGATATATCGCCAAACCAATGGCATCAATGTGGCAGAAGCCTATCACTATTTTCGGCTGGAATGGGATGCACGTTTTGCAGACGAGCCGTTACGTTTAGAAATGAAACCGAGTATTGACCAAGTTCGCGCTGCATTAGCGAAATTGCCAAAACACATTAAGGAAATTGGTCGTAAGACGGGTTCTGAACTCCGCGCCCTTAACACTTATGTGAAACGCGACTGGAGCGTGTTGCAAGTAAATGATGTGTGGGTGGGTGATGGTCATGCGATGAAATTGAAAGTCGCCCATCCTGAACACGGTCGCCCTTTTATTCCTGAAGTAACGTTGATTATGGATGCCGCGTGCCGTTTTATTGTGGGTTGGTCGGCAAGTTTGGCGGAAAACGTTCTCGCAGTGGCAGATGCTTTGCGTTATGGCGTGGAACGCTACGGCATACCCGCAATTTATTACTCCGATAACGGTGGTGGCGAGAAAAACTGGATGCTTGATGGTGATATTACGGGGATGTTGCCACGTTTGGGGATTAATCACCAAACAGGGATTCCAGGCAATCCACAAGGGCGTGGGATTATTGAGCGGGTGCATCAAACGATTTTATATCGTATCGCTCGCCAGTTTGAAACCTATCACGGCACAGGGGCAGACCGCGACACTATTCGACAAGTGAGCACAGCAGTGATTTCACTGGATAAAGCAAAGCGTAAAGGTGCGACACAACTAACGCCAAAACAACAATGGGCAGTGGGTAAATTGCCAAGCTGGAATCAGTTTTTACAAGCCTGTCAAGAAGGCATTGATGAATACAACAATAAACACGAGCACAGAGAACTAGGGGGAATGACACCTGCACAAAAACGCCGTCAATTGATGGAAAAAATGAACCCTGATGATTTGGTCTTTGTTACGCCCGTGGAAGCAAGGGATTTATTCCGCCCAAGTACATTACGTGTGGCACAACGTGGTTGGTTACAACTTTTCAATAATTATTACTTTAGCGCGAAATTGCTCGATGTTGATGGGCAAAAGGTGCAAGTGATGTTTGATATTCATGATCCAAGCCAAGTGATTGTGAGAAAGCAAGACGGCACTTTTGTTTGTTATGCCGAATTAGATGGCAATAAACGTGATGCCTTCCCAATGCCGTTTGTTGAGAAAACACGTCAAGAGCGTCATGCACGCCGCGCGAAATTGAAACAAGAACAGCTTGATGAGATTAATGCAGAACTTAACCCGATTATTACGATTGACCATCAGCAAGGTTTTGAACTGTTACGCACAAAACCGAAAGCCAAACAGGAAGCTACCCCAATTTTCTTAACCAAAGCGGACAAAGAAGCGTGGGAACAAAGAAAAAAGTTAGTGAATGAATAAGGAGAACAAGATGAAGAATTTTATTGAAAAAGAACGTAAAGCGCGCGCCAAAAGACGATTTAAACGCGCTCAAACGTTGATTAAAAGAGATTGGTCGAAAATAAACGATTTCCCAGGTTGGATTTTGACCCCTAGTGGCGTTGCCCCAAATTTAGCATCGCAATCAACGGCTCTAGATATGAATCAAGGTACGCCTTCATATCCGTCGCTACAAAATCAGGCACATCAGTGCTTTGTAACAAAAGACGAAGCTGATCGTGCGAATCGCCCTGAAATTGAAGCAGCGCAAGTTGATCCTGCTCGGCAAGTTGAACAATTAGCGAGCGAATTAAAATCTGTTGTACAGCAAGCCGACCGTTTAGGGCAGAAAGTTGTTGCTGTAAGTCTTCGAGTTGAGTTTGCGACATAAGGTTCTCCTTGGTTTAGGTAGGTTTAAAACAGAATTATAACGGAGCAAAAAATGAAAGCACAAGAATTAAAAGCGTTTATGGATGCGCACAAGATGAGCCAAAAACAAGTGGCAACCTTGTTTGATGTGTCCATTACAACAGTGAGCCAATATTTAAACGGTAAATACCCGACTGATACCAAGTGGCTCGATGAAAAAGTGGATGAGTTGTTAGCACGCCATAAGGCGAAAGTGGTTGAAGCGAAATACAACAATGCATTTGTCCCCACTCAAACAGCAAAGCGCGGTATGGAAATTATGCACTTTGCCCACGCTGAGGGCGAAATTAATGTGATTTACGGTGCGGCAGGCTTAGGCAAAACACAAATGCTAAAACAATATGCGAAAGAACATAGTTCAGCCATTTTGATTGAGGTTGATCCAAGTTGCACACCGAAAGTGTTACTACGCAAGATTGCAGAAAATGTTGGTTCAACCAGCCGAGGGGTAAACAACGATGTACTTTCAGGAATTGTGGAAAAAGTAAATGGTGCGGAACGTTTGTTAATGATTGATGAAGCCGAGTTACTTTCTACCCGCTCTTTGGAATTTATCCGACGCATTCATGATTTAACAAATTGTGGCGTAATTTTAGCGGGTATGCCTCGCTTGTTGGTGAATTTAAAAGGGAAAAATAACGAACTGGCACAGCTTTATAGTCGAGTGGGATTTGCTTGTGACCTTGGTAATGCCCTACCTGATGACGATTTAGCCATGTTAGCGGAAAGTGCACTTAATACAAGTGAGTTTAACGCCCCTTTATTGAAGGCCTGTAAAGGTAACGCACGCCGATTAAGTAAGTTAATGCGAGGTATTGTGCGTTCGGCAGAGATTAACGAGACCGAAATTAGCGCAGAGATGATTGAACAATACAGCAAAATGTTAATTAGTTAAGGAGATGACCATGTTACAAGCAAGAAAAAACAAACAATTAAACAAAAACAATGCCGTGATGTTGGCTTATTTAGAACAAGTAGAAAAAGCAGTGAGACGCTTAAATGAAATGGGGCTGACGGTAATTAATGTGCACTTTGAGAAGATAAGACCGACGGTGCGTGTGATGAATAATGCGGTAACAGAACAGCTCGAGAAAGACCAACAGGCTTATGTGTATCACGTGGGGCGTGATGTGGGGCGATACCAAGAAGCGCAATTTACGGTGGAAGGTATCCGTGTGGTTTGGCGAAAATATTTGAACTAGGAGGAGGAATGGCAACGCGTCGGCAAATTTATGCAGTCTATCGTGGCGAAGAGAATTTGGGTGACGGGACTGCGGAAGAATTAGCAAAGAAACTCAATGTGAGCGAAAAAACGATTTACAGCTCGGCAACAGTCGCCCGATGTAAACGTGATAAAGGTAAGCGACTTGTGGTGATTAAGTTAGATAAAGAGGAGCTCTAAATGAAGCAGATGATTGAAGGGAAAGAATACTGGCGTGATGCAAGAGGCAATTTAACGCCAGCGGAGTTGGTGAAAGACATCGACAAAGCACGTGATGTGCTCGTGCGTGAATGGGTGGAAAAAGGCATGTCCTTAAATAAGGAGATGCGCAATTTTAAAGATGGCATTTTCGGCGATATTCAGGCGTTTATTGAACTTTCGGCTGAAAAATACAATGCAAAAGTGGGCGGTAGTAAAGGCAATATCACACTTTATAGCTACGACGGCAAATACAAAATCCAACGTGCGATTAACGACCATTTGCAATTTGATGAACGTATTCAGGCGGCAAAAGTGTTGATTGATGCGTGCTTGAATGAATGGAGCGAAGGCTCTCGCCCGGAACTAAAAGCATTAATTGAACGTGCGTTTAATGTAGATAAAGAGGGAAACCTCAACACTTCACGAATTTTAGGTTTGCGACGGGTAGATATTCAAGATGAACGTTGGCAAAACGCGATGCAGGCGATTAGCGAAAGCGTGCAAGTAGTGAGTAGTAAGGCTTATGTTCGACTTTATGAACGTGTGGGCGAAACCGATCAGTATGTGCCGATTGCGTTAGATGTAGCGGGGGCGTAGATGAGTGAGTCTGGCATCGTTTTAATTTGTCTTTTTGCACTATATGCGTGGTTAGCATATTTGATTATAAAACTTATTTAAATGCCCTTTAAATCTCCCCTAACCCCTCTTTACAAAAGAGGGGGATGGGATGAGGGGTATTCATAATGGGCTTTAAACCAACAGGAGAACCTTATGAACAAAAACATCAACAAGTTTGATCGCTTTAAATATTACAGTGAACAAGCGGCAAACAGTGAACGTAGAGGCGAACTGCAAGACGCCAAAGAGCAATGGGCGATAGCAGAACTTAACGCACCTAACGCACGTAACCGAGAGTGGTGCAAACACCGCGCCGCGTTTTGTGACCGAGTATTAAGAAAACCGTTTTAAGGGGGAGATTATGGCGAAATATGTAGCACGTTTTTATTGCTTAGTTGAAGCAGTTGTGGAAGCTGAAAGCAATGAGCAAGTATTGGAATTGTGTGATTTGAATGTATGTGATGTGAATAAACTACCGCATACGATTACGGAAATTGATGATGTGGTTGAGGTGGAGGAAGTATGAGTGAAAAGAAAGCGCAAGTCACCGAGCAACTGGCGCAGATTATGGAGCAAATCGAAGCAGCAAAAGAACAGTGGCTGGTTGATGACTCAAAAGGGGCTTTGTTGCTATTACAAGCAGCAAGCAGAGAGATGGAAAGTGTGGCGTGGCGAATGGCACCAGTGTTGGGGTGATTAAATGACAGATCAAATTTATGAATTTAAACAGGTGACAGATATTTTAGTGCTTGACGATAAACAGTTTGAACGATTCTTAGCAGATTTCAAAGAATGGTTCCATTTTCAAAAACAAGCGAGAGCCGAAGCCGAAAAGCTAAAAGAACTTGGATTGAATATTACTCTAGCAGATGTGATTCGTTGGAAAGATGATGACCTGATAGGAGTAGGAAGTATCACTATTGATGTGCAAAAAACACGCGACTATTAAAACCCATTTACAGTCCATTCAAATCTCCCCTAGCCCCTCTTTACAAAAGAGGGGGATGGGTTAGATGAAGTGGGCTGAGTAATGTGTTTTCAATTAACAAGGAGGAAAAATGCAGACAAAAATCATTCAATGGTTGGCAGTTTTGTAGGGTGGGCTTTAGCCCACCATAAGAATGTGATGATATTTGCGGTGGGCTAAAGCCCACCCTACGAAGCTAGAAAGCGGAACAGGAGAAAGGCTATGTTGCGTAAAAATTTAATCGCTAAAATCCATATTGGAAAAAGCCAATTAGGTCTTGATGATGAAACCTATCGTCAATTATTGGTCAGTACAACGGGGAAAACAAGTTGTACTGAAATGACGGAAAGTGAATTGCAACAGGTGTTAAATGTTATGGTGCAAAAGGGTTTTAAATCCAATAGTCATTTTTGGGGAAATCGTGCAGCACCACGTGAAGATAAGAAAATTTATTTGGCAAAAATTACCGCACTTTTAGCAAAACATAGTTTACCGAAAGAATATGCCGATGGTATTGCGAAACGTTCGTTTAAAGTGGATTTTGTGCATTGGTTACAGCCGTGGCAGTTGAAAAAGGTGGTGCAGATGTTGGCGGTGTATGATCGCAATCGACAACATTAATTCACATCAACAACAGGAGAAAAAACATGAAAAATCAGATTATCTTAGCCAACGAAGTGATCGCCTTAGACGAACACGGCAGAATCAGCTTGAACACATTGCATAAGTTAAGCGGTACAGGAAAAGAAAAACAGCCTGCGCTTTGGTTACGCTTACACGGCACACAGGAACTGATTGCGGAATTAGACCGATCTACAGATCTGAAGATCGCCTACACCGCCAAGGCTTAAGCAACCGCCAAATCGCCGAGCAATTAAACCGCAGTATTGCGACCGTCTGGGCATTGGTGCGCTAGAGCCGATTTACAGGGTTTAGCGCAAGCCCTGAATAATCGGTTTTAGTTTTGTAGGGTGGGCTTTAGCCTACCATAAGAATGTGATGATATTTGCGGTGGGCTAAAGCCCACCCTACGAAGCGACGAAACTTTTTGCATAATGTTGGGTAGAAAACCTTGATTTCTGATTAAAAAAAGGTTAATTTTGCGATCAGGGTCTGAAAAGCCCAAAGATGCGGTCGGCACAACCGTGATTTCGTGCTATTTTTTTGCCTGAAGTTTAGGTAAAAAAATTAAAACCAATTTATCAATGACCGACAGTGCGAGGAATATAATACCGCAAGGGAATAACTCCGCTGTTCATCTTTACAGTTTTCAGCTGTCGGTCGCCCTACTGAAAATAGGGTTCCAATTAAAGGAAATTAAAGATGACAAACCTACCTATTCATACCTTTACAGGTCAAATCAATAATCACCCAGTTGAATTAATCAATGCTCGTGAAGTCCACGAATTATTACAAGTAAAAACTCGTTTTGATACTTGGATCGGTCGTCGCCTTTCGGAGACAAGATTCCGTAAAAACCTTGATTTTATCGAATGCTCAAATTTGAGCAATCGTGGATTCTTCAAGACAGAAACCAAAGAATACCACCTTACTCTCCGAATGGCAGAGCATTTATGCCTGATGGAAAACAACGAGATTGGCGACCGTATTCGTGATTTATTTATTGAGTGTGAAGAACAAGCACGCAATGAAATTCCACGCTTGCAAGCGGAAAACGCCCAATTAAACGCAAAATTGACTGCCATTCCTACATTTTTACGCAACAATCCAGATGAATTAGCACGTTTAATTACCACTGCGCAAACCGCCTTTTTAACGGCAAACCCACAAGCGAAAGACTTTTTACGCTATCGTGAAATGGGCTTAAGTTATCGTGAAATTGGTACGCTATTAGGCAAAACCAAAGATAGCGTGAAATGGATGGCATTTAAAATGCGGAATTTGGGCTTTTTTTCCTCCACATTACCAAAAACAGCTGCGGTGCAGTTAGATTTGTTGGCGTAAGGGGGAACTATGGCAAACCAATTTGAAATCGAATATGTATTAGACGAAATACGTAGCAATTTAGGTGGTTTACAATGTCTACGCCAACTGCTGGAAATCACCGACAACAGCGCCGATACCTTAAGCTATAACCAACTGGCGGGGATGATTGCGGTGTTTACCGCAGCATTGGATTGCCAAGTTAGCACGGTGCGACAGTTAGTGAAAGAATTGCCTATTAAGGCATAAAAAAAATCCCACTTCGGTGGGATTTTTTTTATCTTTTTTTTCAAAAATACCGCCTTTTTAAAATTTCCGTGTGAGAATTGTGTAAAACAATTTGCGGAGGTGTTTATGGTTGAATCTTTGGAAGATGTGGCTGAACTACTGCCTGAAACGGTGCAGCAGATGGTGGATTTGGTGGGCTTTGCTGCAGTGGAGAAAATTATTACAAATTTTGGTGGGGCTACCTTTCGATTTACTGATGGGGTGCATTATTTTCCTAAGCTTAAAGCATTAATTGGTTTGGAAAGTGCGGTGAAATTACGAGAGGTTTTTCGTGGAGAGTGGCTGTATATTCCTCGTTGTCAAACGGCATTGCGTGTGTTGCGTAATTATCGTTTTAAAGCCGATTATGATTATCTTACCCAGCATTTAAATAAATCAGGGCGTATGGCTATGCTTGAGCTTTGTCCGAAATATCAACTTTCTGATCGGAGCGGTTGGGAGATTTTGGCGCAAATGCGCCATCCTGAAGAAACCCATAATCTTGCCTTGTTTTAGTGCTGAAACCGCTCCTCTCTTTTCTTTACTCTACTTTTAAGACAATACCCTTGAATCTCAATAGATTAAGGGTATTTTTTTATGTCTCTAACCTTTACACAAATCTTTAACCGTTTAATTGGGCATGAAGGCGGTTATGTCAATGACCCTCGCGACCCAGGCGGGGAAACCCATTGGGGAATTACTAAACGCACAGCTCAGGCAAATGGTTATCAGGGCAATATGCGTGTGATGACGCGTGATCAGGCTTTTAAAATCTACTACTGCGCCTTTTGGTTGCGTTATCAATGCGACAAGATGCCGGAAGCGGTGGCTTTCCAGTTTTTTGATGCAGCGGTAAACCATGGATTAGGCAATGCAAGCCGTATGTTGCAACGTGCGGTGAATGTGGCGGATGACGGCATTATTGGCAATATGACCATTGCGGCTATTAAGCAGATGGCGATATCTGATGTGATTATGCGTTTGAATGCTGAACGTCTTGAGTTTTATTGCAAACTTGGCACTTTTGCAACCTTTGGTAAAGGTTGGGTGCGTCGTGTGGCGGGCAATCTTAAATATGGGGCAATCGACAATGAAGTTTAAATTTTTAGGCGTGTTTAAACGTGTTTTAAATTGGTTTCAAAAGCCTCAAAAAGTCACGCAATATCGACCGCACTTTTACAGTAAAAATGCGTGGAGTTATGTATCTAGAGGGAAACCGACTGCAGCCGAAGTGATTATGTGGAGATTATGCCGATGAATAAGTTTTTTGAATTATTTACCAATAGTGATGGGCGAGCCAGTACTACGGGCTTTATTCAGTTTTTCGGCTTTTTGGTGATGGCGGGGGTGCTGATTTATGCGGTCTATCTTGACCGCTCTACGGTGACGGATTTGTTCTTCTATTTTGCTTGTTTTTGCGGTGGCTCAGCTGCAACTAAAGGGGCGGTGATGGCTTTTCAAGCGAAACAAACCAAGCTAGAAGAACAAATTACCAGTGAAACCTATGTGGAGCCAGAACAAACGGATAGACCAAGGGGGATTTGATGAGTATGCAGATTATTTTAGCGGGACTTGGGATTTTCGCGCTATTGGGTGCGTATGTGATGTTTAAGCTGAAACAGGCACGCCGTGAGATTGAGCAGTTATTAAAAACCAATGAACAATTGCAAATGCAGAAAGCCGTGGTTGAAACCCAAGTGAAACATTTTGAAGTGAGAAAGAAAAATGAAGAAAACACTCGTAATACTGACCGTGATGATGTCATTAACCGCCTGCAGCAATCAGGCGATCTCCGTGATTAATCCAAGTTGTAGTGGATTTGGCATTATCACTGCCAGCCGACAAGATAGCACGGAAACCTTGCGGCAAATTGCGGTACATAATGCGACTTATCGTGAGATTTGTGCCGAAAGTAAGGAGTCAAAATGATTGACGATAAAGTGTTTATTGGGATTGGCACAACGTTGATTATGACATTAGTCGGCTGGGCGTGGAAATCGGTAAACGATAAAGTGGCTGAAAATGAGCATGCGATTAAAGCCTTAGAAAAGCAAATGCAACAGGATTTTCAGAGTAAAGAGCTTGCTGAAGTAAAAAATAAACACTTTGAAAGCATTTTGAAAGAGGTGCGCGATCAGTTGAAAGAAATCAATCAGAAGTTAGATAAAAAGGTGGATAAATAATGTCAGCAAGAGAGCGAAAACGATTAGAGCAATTGGCAGAAAAACAAGAAATTAATGCCAAATTAGATGAGATTCTGGCTTTAAGCCGACAAGCGAACCATAAAATCGACCGTTTAGACGGTCGAGTGGATGATATTGATACTCGCTTGGCAAAGGTAGAAGAAAGTTTGGCGAAATTAGGTGTGCGTGCTGCGGTTATTGGCGGGTTAAGTGGCTTGGTCGTCTCTGTTGGGTTTGAGCTGATTAAAGCAAAATTCGGGGGTTAAGATGGCGCATGATGATAAAACCAAAGTAAGCGTGCGTCGTTATTATGTGTTTGATTGCTTAACACTGGAAATTGCCGCTGAAAAAGCAGGGGTATCTTACAACACGGCACGTCGCTGGAAACGTGAAGCGGAAGCCAAAGGCGATAATTGGGATAAAGTGCGTGATGCGAACACGATGGCAAGTGGCAAAGTAGAAGATGTGGCGCGCGGCATGCTGACTGCGTTTGTGCTTTATTTTGAAAACACGATAGATGAGATTAAGCGCGCGGAAGCATTGCCTGTGAGTGAAAAGGCGAAGTTGATTCAGGGGTTGGGTGATAGCTATTCGAAAATGGTGGCAAGCAGTAAGCGATTATTGCCTGAAGTGTCGGAAATGGCGACGGCAATAAAGACCATCACGATGTTTGGAGATTATATACAAGCCAATAAACCTGAGCTGATTAATGAGTTTGCGGACTTGTTGGAAGGGTTTGGGAAAACTTTAGATAAGGAATTTAAAGCATGAAACTCTTAATTTTTCAGTTGCCATCACTTGCAGCCATTATTTGTGCATTCTTATTGTTAAGCCAAGGTATTAGTGGTTGGGGATGGTTTTTATTTATTGCTTTTTGTCTATCGGCTTCTAGAGTAAGTTATGAAAAATAAAGAATTATTAGCGGAATTAAAAGCCTATTCGGACAGCTTGCGACAAAAGATCGAGGCAAAGTTTGAGGGGTGGGATGATTCTCTTGTTGCCATTAGTGAGCGACGCAAAAAGGTGTTAGATCCTGTTTCGGGCTATGACTTTTTTGTGTCGAATTACTTTCCGCATTATGTGCGTTCTCGCTCTCGTTCGCAGTTGCATAACTATCTTTTTGAGCAGTTGCCACAAGTATTACAACAGCCATCATCAGTGCATTTAGCCATTGCTGCGCCACGTGGTGAAGCTAAATCAACCTTGGTTTCCCAGCTCTTTACACTTTACTGTCTTGTGACACAGAAAAAACGCTATGCGTTGATTGTGATGGACAGTATCGACCAAGCCTATCCAATGTTGGAAGCCATTAAAGTAGAGTTGGAATTTAACCAACGTTTGCGCATTGATTTCCCTGAAATAGCAGGACAAGGGCGTGTGTGGCAAGCGGCAACCATTATCACAAAAGCTAACCAGAAAGTGCAGGTAGCGGGCTCCGGCAAGAAATTGCGTGGTTTACGCCATGGGGCGTATCGTCCTGATTTGGTGGTACTGGATGATATTGAAAATGACGAACAAGTGCGGAGCCCTGAACAGCGTGACAAATTGCACGATTGGTTGAAGAAAACTGTACTCCCACTCGGTGCGGCGGGTGATAAGTTAGATGTAGTGTATATCGGCACAATCTTGCATTACGACAGTGTTTTAAACCGCACTTTATCAAGTAAAGCGTGGAAGACGGCAAAGTTTAAAGCCTTAATTCGTCAGCCTGATGATATGAGCCTATGGGATAAGTGGGAGGACTTCTACTTAAATGAAGGCGAAGCAGTGGCTGATGCTTTCTATACGCAAAATCAAGCGGCAATGGATAAAGGTGCGGTAGTAAGCTGGGTTGCTCGCCCGATTTTAACCTTGATGAAAATTCGCGCCCGTGATGGGCATGCCACCTTTGATTCAGAATATCAAAATGACCCGTTAAGCAGTGATGATGCGATGTTTGCCAATAGTTTGACTTATTGGACGGAATTGCCAGCGAATTTAATTTATTTCGGTGCGCTTGACCCTTCCTTAGGCAAAGCAGGAGCAAGCCGTGACCCATCGGCTATTTTAGTGGGCGGATATCATCGAGAAACAGGCAAGTTATATGTGGTGGAAGCGCAAGTGAAAAAACGTCTGCCTGATTTAATTATTGAAGATGTGATCCGTATGCAGAAGCAATACCACTGTCAGCGTTGGTTTGTTGAAACGGTGCAATTCCAAGAGTTTTTAAAAGATGAATTAGTGAAACGCTCGGCACAACGTGGCATTCCTGTTCCAGCGACGGCGACGAAGCCAAATACAGACAAAATGTTGCGTATTGAGAGCCTACAACCCCACATGGTGAATGGCTTAATTTTGTTGCATAGCTCACAAGCTACGCTGATTTCTCAGTTACGCCATTTTCCGAAAGCAGACCATGATGATGGTCCAGATGCGCTGGAAATGTTGTGGCGCAATGCGGTGGGCAGCTCGGCAGCGATTGAGTGGATTGGGTTAGATCAGTTGGATACGTTTGATGTGGAAGATGAAGACGATGATCTTTATTCGTTTTGGCGAGATTAATTGAAATCGGGTTTCGCCGATGGCGACCTACTTTTATGAAAGTGCGGTTGGTTTTTTTAGGGAGTTTTAAGGTGGCTTAAATGGGATTTTTAGATAAGGTTAAAGGGCTTTTAAAAGGTGACAATACTGCGCCGACGCAAACTGATGAAGCGCAAGTAACGGCATCAGGTCGTGTATTAGATGATCACCCCTCTGCAAAAATTACGCCTTCAAAATTAAAGCAGATTTTAGAAGATGCCGAAAACGGCGATATTCAGGCGCAGCATCAACTTTTCATGGATATTGAAGAGCAAGATAGCAGCATTGCCGCCAATATGATGACACGTAAGCGTTCAGTTTTAACGCTAGATTGGCGTATTGTTGAACCACGTAATGCGACACCAGCGGAAGAAAAATTGCAAGCAGAAATTGATGAGTTATTTTATCAATATCCCAATCTTGAAGACTTGTTTATCGATTTAATGGATGCCGTGGGACACGGTTTTTCGGCGTTGGAAATTCAATGGGCATCAGGTGGATGGCAAATGGGTTCCAAAAGGCTTTAAACCTTGTCCGCAGTCTTGGTTTAAATTGGATAAAGAGGATAGTTTATTATTACGCACGCCAGCGAATCAAATGGGCGAGCCTTTACGTCCTTTTGGCTGGGTGGTACATCGCCATAAATCTCGTTCGACACAGTTGGCGCGTGATGGCTTATATCGCACATTGGCATGGCTTTATATGTATAAGCATTATTCTGTGCGTGATTTTGCCGAGTTTTTAGAGCTTTATGGTATGCCGATTCGCATTGGTAAATATGGTGCTGGCGCCACTAATGCGGAGAAACGCACTTTACTGCGTGCGTTGGCTGAAATTGGGCATAACGCGGCAGGCATTATGCCTGAATCGATGCAGATTGAACTGCATAATGTCGCTAATGCAGGTGCTGCATCGGGTAATAATCCATTTTTACAAATGGTTGATTGGTGCGAGAAATCTATTCGCTCGGTTGATTTTGGGGCAAACCTTAACATCGGGGGCGGATGGTAAAAGCTCCACCAATGCGCTAGGTAATGTGCATAATGAAGTGCGTCGTGATTTGATGATTAGCGATGCGAAACAGATTGCGCAAACCATTCACTCAACAAATCATTTTGCCGTATTTGCAAATTAATGTTGATCCGAATATTGCGCCACATCGTATCCCTTATTTTGAGTTTGACACAAAAGAATATGAAGATTTATCGGTATTTGCAGAATGCCATTCCTAAACTTACGGCATTGGCGTGCAGATTTCTGAAAGTTGGGTGCGGGATAAATTAGGGAATTCCTGAACCGCAGGAAGGCGAACTTGATTTTAAGCACACCGCAAGGCGAGAAAACAGGACGAAAAAACCGACCGCACTTTCTGCCGTGTTGAATCACGGACAAAGGCTTGTACTTGCGGTTGTCGTTCTGCTGCTGTTGTCGGCTCAGAATGGTAAAAAGGACGAACAAGATGAATTAGACGGTTTGATTGATGATGCACTGGCAAATGCGGATTTTAATCAACAGCTTGATTCTATGATGAAACAAATTGTAGGCGTGGTCATGGCAAGTGAAAGCTATGACGAAGCACAGGAAAAACTGATCGCACTTTATCCTGATTTAACCAGTGAAAGCCATCAAGCCTATTTGGCAAGTGCGGTATTTTTAGCTGATTTATTAGGAGCAGCCAATGCCGAGCGCACCTAAGTTTGCCATTGGCGTAGAACCCAAACAAGCCATTGAGTTTTTGCGCCAAAAGAAAATGCTTGCCAGCAAGGTGTTAGTAAAAGAAATGCACGATAGCGCATTGGCTCGTGCCACGACAATTGCGCGCTTAACAAGTCTTGATATGACAAAGGATATTTACCAATCTTTAGAAACCGCTATGCGTGAGGGCAAAGGCTTTCACGCTTGGAAAAAAGAACTGGTGAGTGAATTTGAACGCAAAGGTTGGATTTTTGGGAAAGATCCGTCTATCCGTGGTATTGATGGGCATTTACTGGCAGATCCCAAAACAGGGGAATATTTTGGCACGCCACGTCGGATTAAATACGATTTATCGTGTCAATATGCAGTCCGCTTATTCGGCTGCGCGTTATCAACGCTTGCGTGATAACGTGGATAATCGCCCTTATTGGCAATATTCCGCCGTGGGTGATGCGCGTACTCGTCCTGCCCATTTAGCATTGAGCGGTAAGGTATATCGTTATGATGATCCGTTTTGGGCGACATTCTACCCGCCTAATGGGTTTAATTGTCGCTGTACGGTGATTGCAGTTAGGCGATAGAGATTTGAAACGCCGTGGGATTGATAAGCCTGACGATAGTTCTGAATTTTTGGTGGAAGTAGAACGCCCAGCGGATAAGCAAGGTAATCGTGAAAAGACGGTAGGGTTTAAATTACCTGATGGCACGATTACGTGTGACGGATAAAGGCTTTGATTACAATGTAGGGGCGATTAAACTACAAGCCTAATTTGGATCTTTATCCTGAAAAACTGGCGCATGCGTTTGCGAAGGTTGAGATGAACGGTGGAGAGTTTAAGCACGATTTTGAATTGTTGGCAAAGCATGCGGCCGAGATGAAACAAACGCTCAGCCCAGATGGAAAAAAACTCACCGCTGAGCAGATGTTACAGGTGCGTGATAGCCTAACCAAAAACTTTAAATTTGCAGCAGGTGTCTTGAGTGCGGAAAGTAAGGATTTATTGAAAAGCAAAACTGGCACAGTGTGGCTTTCTGATGATACTTTAATTAAGCAATTTAATAGTCGTGATGGGCAAGATTTTGGGATTGATGAATATGCGGATTTGCCGGATATTGTCAATTCACCGGATAAAATTATTGTAGATGAATTCGGCTACCAATTTTATAAAGATGTAAATGGTAAGAAATTGTTAGCTGTATTGAAAGTTTTAAGTCGAGAAAACGAAATTTTTGTGCAATCGTTCAGATTGGTGAGTGATAAGCAATGGAAAAAGGCATTTAAAGAATAAGCCACTAGGCGGGGCTCGAACCCACCGCACACAGTCCCGAGTCTATTTCACCTCTTCGCCCGCGATCTTCGAGATTCATCGCTTTTCTAGTGGCTTTGGTGAATATACCCCTTTAAAATTTAAAAATCAACGATTATGATAGACATTGAAATCAATAATGCGCAAGAAGTTACCGCCTTGCTTGAACGATTAGCGCAAGCTACAGCACATCGTGCGCCTTTAATGCGTAGCATTGCAGGCACAATGGAATCGGCTGTCACGCAGAACTTTGAAGTGGGTGGTCGTCCTGAGTGGAAGAAATTAAAGCTTCGCCAAGGTACGCCTTTGGTGGATACTGAAAACTTGATGGAGAGCATCACTTCTGAATATAATAACAATGAAGCCATTGTAGGGACGAATGAGCCTTACGCAGCTATCCATCAATTCGGGGGTAAAGCTGGACGAGGTCGTAAAGTAGAGATTCCGGCACGTCCTTTTTTGGCTTTAACACCTCAAGATGAGGCAGATATTTTGGAAGATATACAAGACTACTTCCAACGCTTAATTAAATAAATCAGAAAATCGCCCTAAATCGCACGTAGGGCGATTTTTTACTTTTAGGGTATAAGATTTCATCTTTAAATTTTTAAAACAATTTAAAACGGTTTTAAAGCGTTTTAAAATGGGTTTGGGTTGTTTTCAATCATTCAATCTTTCACGTCTTTAATGTGAGGCTTGTTCCTCATTGTCTAAAATTTCAAATGATTTGGTTGCGCTGAAGCCAGTCATCTCTTGTTATCTTGTTCAATTCGATATTCTGCCATCCTAGATTGAGTTTTTAAGGATGGTTTCAGATGAAATTAACAGTTGCCGCTTGTAGTTTTGAAATTAACAAGGCGAAGTATGGTCGTATCCAACTTTTACCTTATGGCAAATTTCGTGCCGCAGACGGCAGACCAACCGATGTGGAGGCATGGTATGTAACAGATACAAATGGCGCGGATGTGGTGGCGTTGGCAAATAATCAACGCAATCCCCTTCCTATTGACTATGAACACCAAATTATTCACTCCCTAAAAAACGGCAAAGAAGCACCGAGTGCGGGCTGGATGGAATATTTCTATTTTACCCCACAAGGGATTTTTGCTGATGTGCGTTGGACTGATAAAGCCGCGGACTATATCAAAAATGGCGAATATCGTTATATCTCGGCTGTGTTTGCTTACGACACAGAGGGCTATGTTCGCAAGATCTTTCATGCTGCATTAACCAATACGCCTGCTTTAGATGGCATGGAGGAGGCAATGGTGGCAGCCAGCGTGAATTTGTTACAAGAGGACAATCCAATGAATAAAAAATTATTGGCAGCATTATGCACACTGTTTGTTTTAAAAGCAGATGCAAGTGAAGCTGACATTACGGAGAAAGTGACCGCACTTTCGGCAGCTAAAGGCGATAGCTCTGTGGACGTGTTAGATGTTTACGCAAAATTAGCTGAAAAAGAACAATCAGTGGCAGCGTTATCCACACAAGTGGGCAACCCTGATCCTGCTAAATTTGTGCCAGTCGAACAGGTAGCCGCATTACAGGCTGATTTTAATGCGCTTAAAACATCTGTAGAAGCGGACAAGAAAGCGGCATTAATCAAAGCAGCATTATCGCAAGGCAAACTGGCTCCCGCATTAAAAGATTGGGCGCAAAGTTTATCTGTTGAAGCATTAAGTGCTTATTTAGAAAAAGCACCTGCAATGGCAGCATTAAGTGGTGAGCCACAAGCAAAAGGCGACCCAGAGCAGAAAGTGGCAACGTTAAGTGCGGCAGAGAGTGCAGCAGCAAAAGCGTTAGGCTTAAGCGAAAAAGATTATATGGCAACCTATAAGGAGCAAAAATAATGGATAAATTCAAAAAATCGGCACTTTTAAAAGCCCTTGATGAAGCCTTTAAAAAAGACTTTGCAAGCGGTTTAAACGTGATTAATCCTCAATGGTCAGAAATTGCGATGAAGATTGCAAGTTCTACCGAAACCAATACTTACGGTTGGTTAGGGCATTTCCCAAAATTGCAAGAATGGGTGGGTAAACGTCGTTTACGCAAAATGCAAGCACAAGGTATGCAAGTATCGAATAAGTTGTTTGAAAGCACTGTTGCTATTCCGCGCACCAATATTGAAGACGACCAGGTGGGCTTATTTAGTCCGATGGTAAAACAAATGGGACAAAGTGCGGCGGAATTACCTGATGATTTAGTATTTGGCTTAATTAAACAAGGTAAAAGCACCCTTTGCTATGACGGGCAGAATTTCTTTGATGACGATCATCCTGTTTTTGCGGAAGTCGATGGCACAGGCAATCAAACCACGCAAAGTAATATTACCAAAGGCAGTGCAGCAGGAAAACCAGCGTTTTATTTGTTGGATACGACGAATGCCGTGAAGCCATTTATTTGGCAAGAACGCTTAACCCCTGAAATTGAGACGAAATTTGATCCGTCTAAATCCGATACGGTATTTATGGAAGATACCTATATTTGGGGCGTGCGTGCGCGTGGTAATGCAGGTTTTGCATTCTGGCAACTTGCTCATCGTGTGGAAGACAGCGAATTAACTGAAGATGTCTTAATGGGCGTGTTGGCAAAAATGAAATCCTTAAAAGGCGATGGCGGCAAGTTGTTAAATATTCGTCCGAATATCTTATTAGTGCCACCTGCACTTGAATATACAGCAAAACGTTTAGTGGAAGCCGATATTATCAACGGTACCAGCAATGTGTTGAAAGGGACGCTTAAAGTGATGGTGTCTTCACAGATTGTGGAGTAATCCGTCTCTTTCCTTGCCTTCCCTCGCTTGCGAGGGAAAGCAAGAAATGACTAGGAGGAAGTTATGGCAAAGAAACAGCAAAACAAGACAGACGATGAAGTGAAAACCGATTCTGCGGAAAACACCACAGAAACCGACCGCACTTTAGACGAGTTGGATGACACGCCCAAAGGTAGTGATGCGATTCATCCTATTGCCTATGCGGTGACGTTACGTGCAATTCATCCGCAAGCCTCTTATGGTCGCTGCGGCTATCGTTTTAACAAAGAAAGTGCAGTGGAAATTCCAGTTGAAAACTTGACAGGTGAGCAAGTTATTATGCTTGCTGAAGATCCTTGGTTAGAACTTATTCCCATCTGCGAAAAATAAGGATGAGTGATGCATTACGCCAGTGCTGAAGATTTTGTGTTACGTGTAGGGGAAGTACAAGCCATTGAGCTGACCGACCGCGATTTGACTGGGCAAGTTAATGACAATTTGCTTGATATTGCATTGTCTGATAGCTCAAGCCAAATTGATGGTTATTTGGCAGCACGTTATACCCTCCCTCTTGTGAATGTACCACAAAACTTGGTGCGACTTTGTTGTGATTTGGCTCGTTATCGTTTAGCGAGTATGTCTCATGTGACGATTACAGAAGAAATTATTACACGCTATAAATTAAGTTTAAAAGAACTTGAGGATATCAGTGTGGGTAAGATTTCGCTGGGGTTGCCACCGACAGAGAATAATGATGCCAACGAACACGACAATGGTGTGATTTTTACTAATCCGAAAAACAGGATTTTTGCGCGTGATTACTCAAATTGAAAATGCTCTTGTAGAACGCCTACAGCGTGGCTTAGGGCGTTTAGTCAATACCGTTAAAAGCTACGGTGGCGAGCTCGATGATGAAAGTCTTGGGACATCACGTTTGCCGATGTGTTTAGTCACTTTTGGGGGCGCACGTATCGAGCGTATGGGCACCAATTTGAAACGACATCAATCTACATGTCTTTTTTGTAAAAGGCATTAA